CCCGACCTGGTCACGTTCTCGCCCGGCTTCGACGATCGCTTCGACCGCGACGTCGACGGCGCCAACGCCTACCTGCGGTTATTCCACGGCGAGTTCATCATCGTCACTGGCATCCCTGGCCACGGCAAAAGCAGTTGGGTCATGGCGCTGATCGTCAACCTGGCTCAGCGCTATGGCTGGCGCACCGCGGTGTTCTCGCCGGAAATGCCGACCATGCCGCACCTGCGCGACAAACTGCGCCGGCTGATCCTCAACCGCAAAGCCGTTGCCCGCGACCTCGTCGAGCTGGCGCGAACCGACGAGTGGATCAACGACACCGTGTTGTTCATCGACCACGACCCGGCTGGCGATCTTGAAACCGAACTCAGCCTCGACTGGGTTCTCGATCGTGCCACCGACGCCGTGCTGAGAGACGGCATCCGCGTGCTGGTGATCGATCCGTGGAACGAAGTCGAGCACGCCAAGAAGCGCGACGAGACCATGACCGAGTACATCGGCCGATCGATCCGCGCCTTGCGCAGGTGGGCACAACAGCACGGGGTGGTCGTGATTGTCGTGGCGCACCCGACCAAAGAGGTCGGCCGTGAAGGCAAGTCGCGGGTGCCATCGTTGTACGACATCGACGGCGCCGCCCATTGGTTCAACAAGCCCGACCACGGCATCGTCGTCTCGACCGTGGACGATGTCCTCAACGTCACCACGATCTACATCCGCAAGGTCCGGTTCGACCAGACCGGCCGCAAGGGCAAGCACCGGTTCAAATACGACCCCGACAGCGGGCGCTACCTGGCGCTCGATGGAACGTTCTAAACCAAGGCAACCAACCCGAAAGGAAACTAACACATGGACATCTCCGACCAACTCGTCTCCGGCTTCATCAAAGTTCACCACCTCGACGTGCCTCGCCGTGACGTCATCGCCGATGTTGCCCTGGGACGGTTCGGAACGGAAATCGAGTTTCAGGACGGCAGCAAACTGTCGCTCAATCAGACCAATCTGCGCAAGGTGGCCGACGCCTGGAGCACAGAAACTGATAACTGGCTTGGGAAAGAACTGGAGATGTACGCCGGCAGGGCAAAGTTCGGCGGCAAAGAGGTGGACAGCGTGATGGTGCGTCCGATCTCGCCAGCCATTCCGATGAGCGAGCGGCCCAGGCCTAAGCCGCGGCAGAGTGTCAGCAGTGAACTGAACGACGAGGTGCCATTTTGAGAGTTTCCGGGTCACACCCGGAAGGACGCCCGCGGTCATCAGCGGTGAACGCGATGATTTGGAAAGGCCAACTCGTTTCCCTGTACACACGGGGTAATGAACGCGTGAATTGTTAGGGAAGAGAAAGCCCGGTCTGTTTCGTCTGCAAGACCACGAGGCAGGCCGGGCAAATGGAGGTGCAGGCGATGAGCTTGGCGCACAAATTATCCGCAGAGCGCGAACGGCGTCTCGCCCGCTGGGCCGCCGCCGCGGTGCCAGATCACGGGATCAATCTCCAGCGCGAAATCCTGGGCTGGCGCGGCCCGCCGCCGGCACGGCCACGGGAGCCAGAGCTGCCACCAGCGCCACCGCCAGAGCTGGTGCCCGAGCCGGTGGCGCGGTGGCCGGAAGGGCGGGCGCACCAGATCATTCGGGTGGTGTGCGAGCGCTTTGCCATCAGCAGCGAGGATATCCGCCGCAACAGCCGGGTCGCGCAGACCGTCATGGCGCGGCAAATCTGTATGACGCTGCTGCGCGAGTTCACAAACCTGTCGTTCGCGAAAGTCGGTCGATTGCTCGGGAAAAACCACACCACCGTGGTCCACGGGGTCAAGCGAATGACCCGCCTGCGTACAACCGATCCGATCATCGCGGCGCTTTTTCGCGAACTGATAGAACAACTCGGAGGGTCCAACGATGGGTCCTAAACGCCTCAACCGCTGGAACGCCGCGCGCCGTGCGATCCTGCGCAAGCGCTGGCTCGAAGGCGCGATGGTGAAGGCGATCGCGCGGGAAACCGAGATGGCGGCAGCTTCGGTCAAGGAGGAGCGCGCTCGCATGGGTTTGCCGTCGCGCCGTGCCGATCAAGTAAAACACCATGCGCTCACGGTGTACTTCGACGACGAGCTCTGGACCACGATGCAGCGTGCAGCGTTTGGGCGCTGCGCCTCGATGCCCAATTACATTCGATCGCTGGTGCTGCGTGACTGCGGTCGTCCGAAGCAGGCGAGCGTCCGCCCATGACCAATCCTCGAACGATAGGCTGGTTCTCCTGCGGCGCAGCCTCTGCGGTCGCCGTGAAGTTGACGGGCGCAAAGCCGGTCTATTGCGAAACCGGCTCGGAACATCCGGACAACAGCCGTTTCCTGGCAGATTGCGAAACATGGTTTGGCCAATCAGTCGAAAGGCTGCGGTCCAAGCAATACCGCGACACCTGGGATGTTTGGGAGAAGACGCGGTGGCTGGCCGGGATTGAAGGGGCGAGGTGCACCATCGAATTAAAGGTTGTTCTGCGTCTCGCATTCCAGCAGCCCAACGACATCCACGTATTCGGCTACACCGCCGACAAGCTCGATGCCGCTAGAGCAGATCGTCTACGTGCGAACTATCCTGAATTGACCATCCAAACGCCGCTGATCGAGCGCGGGCTAACCAAAGCGGCCGTGCTGGATATGATCCAGCGAGCCGGCAACAGCCTGCCGCCGATGTACGCGATGGGATTCCACAACAATAACTGCATCCCATGTGTGAAGGCGACTAGTCCGGACTATTGGGCGCTCGTTAGAAAACAATTCCCCGCCGAGTTCGACCGCATGGCCAAACTCTCTCGTGATCTCGACGTTCGATTGTGCCGGATCAACAACGTGAGAACTTTCATCGACGAAATACCGGACGACCATCCAACTAACAACCCGATCCAGCCATCGTGCGACTTCCTCTGCCATATCGCAGAGCAGGAGTTGAAATCATGACTGAACGCGCCATCCTACCGAACAGACGGGCCGCCGAGACCTTTGAGGTCAACCACGGCGCGCACACCGTGACGGTCACTGTCGGTTACTACGCCAACGGTGAACTCGGCGAGGTCTTCGTCAGCGACCCGAAGGTGGGATCGAGCATGGAAGCAATCGCGCGCGACGCTGCTGTGCTGCTATCGATCGCCATCCAGCACCGCGTCCCGCTTGAAACAATACGCCACGCCATCACCCGCGAGCAGGACGGCTCGGCATCGTCAATCATCGGCGCAGTGCTCGATCGGCTGGGGGAGTGATGGCTCGCAAATTTACTGTCGAGCGGATTGGGCTGGATGAAGCAAACACGTTCGTGGCCGCGCTGCATCGCCATCACTCCCCATAATCGATAGGAGGGATAAAAAGTGATCCGTGAATATCAACTGTTCATCGGCAGCAAGAACACGAAGGTCATCCTTCGCCCAGACGATGACTGGCCGCCCATGTGGCACATCCACGCTCCGGGTGGGTTCGTTTCCGGCATGCTCAACCTGACCCGCGCAAGGGAAGCAGCCATCGCACGTGTCTGCCCGAAGGGGATTGGCGATAGGGTCGCCAACTGGATACCCGTGGAAATCGGTCGCGAGGCCGGCTACGTCGCGCAAAACGAGGGGGCCGCTAGGGTGGCCAAGGCCCAATTCCAAAACGCGCCTGCCAGCCGAGAGGACGCCACCCCTGCCGAAATGAAGGCCACCTAAAACGGAGGCACAACATGGCCCAACGGAAACAGCCAAAACAACGGAAACAACCCAAAGACAACGAAGGCGTCTGGATCCGCCTCAGCCCAAGCCTCGTCGATGCCCTCCAAACCCTCGCCCAAAAGGACGAACTCACCCTCGAAAGCCTCATCGTCCAACTCGTCAACGAAGGACTCGCACATCGACTACATCGAAATAGGTGGTAGGATTGAGGTCCTAAATGGGTTTTGGGGCATGGGTATTTGCGGGGCACTGATAATAGGTTCGAGGCCATACCCCCTGTCCAGCCTCCCCCTGGGGGTGCCCCCCCCCCTATAGACTACCCCTGGCCTAGGCTATGCCTACCCCTAGGCTATGCCTACCCCTAGGCTATGTCTTAGCCTCGCGCGCGCACGCGATAAGGATAGCTTAAGATAGTAAGTAAGTAAGATAGATAGGAAGATAGATAGAACGATAGATAGGAAGATAGTTAGATTAATCAGTAGCTTAGCTAAGAGTGTTGAAACCCTATATGGACGTATTGAGAGATTACAAGAAAGGGGGTTTGTGAACAATGTTCATCCGTCACAAGCTTCCCAAATTGAACCAATCGTTTGAAACGGGTGTTTATGGCTGATATGGCATGTGATGCCACACCGAGTCATGGGCAAAAGAGTTGACATGCCTTCCCCCTCATCTGCGAGCTTAGTATCTCGCCTAGACCGTGATCGGGACAATCATGTTGCTCGCAATGAGCATCCGTGGATCCGCGTGCTCGAGCGAGCGGGTTTGCCGGCGGACGGCGTTCCGATCAGCACAAACACGATTTCCGCTTTGCTTGGGATCAGCTCGACGTCGGGCAATGCCAGGCGCATTGCTGGCGTCATGCGCTTGCTAGGCTTTCAGCCGATTGTATCTCGCAAGCTTGTTGGCGGTTGGCGCGATACAGGCGCACGTGGTTGGGTCAGACCTAAACCCATCAAATAATCCCCGCCTTCGTTTACTTCACTTAATCCGCTTTATTTGTTCATCATTCGCTTAGTTCGGCGAACTGATATTTGTTTGTCTAAAAAATGTAACTGTACAATTCCGAGTTGGCTGCTACATTAGTAAACGTTGGTGGCGAGCAAACAAATAAACCGCCAGCGACTAACGACTAAGCGAAACCAAACGAAAGGTAGCTAACATGACCATGACTGACCAGATTGAGTCCATTGTTGATAAGCACGGCATTGAAAGCGTTCTAATGGCGCTTTCGACAATGTGCGGCGAGAAAGGCAATCACGTTGCCACCAATTGGCAGGACAAAAGGCTTGCCCATCGCTGGTACACACTGGAAGGCGCAATTGGCGTGATTGTCCCCAAGGCTAATGGCATCTAACGGCATCCTAACAATCAAACGAAAGGCAAACGACAATGCGCGACTATCACCGTGATTATGGCAAGTTCGAACTGGAATGCTGGGGCAATGGTTTGGCTTATGCTTTGACGCATAAGGCGACACAGCTGCAAGCTTTTGTGCAAGGGGATGATGCGCTCTTGTTTGAGCGGGATCGCGACACAGCCCAAGAATGCTGGCCGGAAAAGTCCGATGACGAGATCATGCAATGGCTGTGGGATTTAGACTACAGCGTGATTGCGGTTGATAAATCCTAATAAACGTACCCAACCGAAAGGCAACTAACATGATCCGCCAACCCTTACCCTCTGATTATCGCCCGTATGACAGTCACGCGGCATTTGTTGAAGGCATCCGGGCTTATGCCGAAGGCAAGCTGATCAGCCCATACAATCCCGATAGCGTCCAGACGCAAGCTTATGATCGTGGCCTGGACTACGCCATGCGGTTGAAACGCTGGGGTGATGAAGTGAGCGAGCGCAACGCAGCTTGACCTAACATGGCGAAACCGTGCTTTCGGGCATGGTCGCACCGTGACGCGGTGCCTGATGAGTCCAGACAATCAAACGAAGGCAATCCAAAATGAACACCGAGACAATCAACGCCACCATTGCGTCCACGCCGCGGCTTTATGTTGGCACCTATGCGAAGTACAACAATGGCTCGATCAAAGGCGCATGGCTTAACCTTGAAGATTATTCCGACAAGGACGCATTTCTTGCCGCGGCCCATGAACTACACAAGGACGAAGGCGACCCGGAATTGATGTATCAGGATTTCGAAGGCTTTCCGCGGACCATGTATTGCGAGAGCCATGTTTCGGATGAGCTCTTTTCGTGGCTTGCGCTTGATGAGGACGATCGCGAATTGCTCGCGGTGTATCAAGACAACGTCGACGGTGATGCTGACATAGAGCAAGCGCGCGAGGCATTTCAGGGCAAGCATGACAGCCCTGAGGAATGGGCCGCTTCGTTTCTAGAAGATATCGGAGCTCTGGAGTCAATCCCGGAAAGCCTTCGTTATTATTTCGACTATGCGGCATATGCTCGTGACGCTGGATATAACGGCACGGTATTCGCGCGGCATGACGGGGAAGTGTGGGTCTTTGAGCCGCGATAACTAAACCCGAACTAACATCCGTCCAAAAAATGTAACTATACAATCCGCGATAATCTGCTACATTAGTAAATGTTGAAACGAACTAACCGAAACGACTAAGCCTGACTTTCACCTTGGCTACGGCCAACTCCAAAGGGAGACATACCATGGACCACGTGTCCAAAGACTACGCCGTTTATTTCACCCTAAAATCCAGCAACGGCAAGATCGGACCGATACCGGTTTCGACTATCACGAATGCAACGTGCCCTGACATGTGTCCGCTGAAAAAAGATGGTTGCTATGCTGACTACGGTCCGCTGCAAATAATCTGGAAGGCGCTTAGCGCTCACACTGCCGGTGCATCATGGCAGAATAGCCGTGGTTATAACTTCCAATCGCTGACATGGGGCGGGTACTGCAAACAGATTGAGGCCCTGCCAGCTGGCCAAAAGTGGCGGCATGGACAGGCGGGCGATCTTCCCGGCATTGGCGACAAGATCGATGCGGCGGCGTTACGCAAACTTGTGAAGGCTAACACTGGTAAGCGCGGATGGACTTACAGCCACAAGCCTGTGCTGCCAAGCGAAACGGTTACCGCTCGGCAAGCGAGCGCCAACGCGAGCGCCATTGCGCATGCCAATGCCAATGGGTTTACGATCAACCTATCTGCTAACAACCTATCGGAAGTTGATGGATTGCTGGCGCTTGGCATTGGCCCGGTTGCGGTAGTTCTTCCGGCTGAAATACACGGCAAACAGGATATCTTTACCGACGGCGGAACGCGGGTTGTCGTGTGTCCCGCAACCTATCGCGAGGAAGTACGCTGCGTTGATTGCATGCTTTGCGAAAAGAAAGATCGGACATGTGCGGTAGGCTTCCCAGCGCATGGCGCGGCGAAACGCAAGGCCAGCAACGTTGCTCGCGTTGTGATCACACGCAATGGGAGCCAAGCTGCAATGGCGATGGCGGCATAACCGGAACTAGCACTAAGCCGCTTGGTAATCCTGCCAAGCGGCGAACTGAGCGAAAGGTAACGACCATGACAATAACCAATATCAAGATGGACGACATCGGACGTGCATCACAGAACAACGATTTGGACGCAGCTTTAAGGCCGTTGATGGACATCGCGGGTATCACAACTGGCGACGTTGCCGCTCAGGTCTTTTCAGGTTTTGACTGGCAGAACGCGGACCAATGGGCGCGCGTCCAGCAACTGGCGGCATGGATAAGGGCGGAGAAAGCGGGTGGCGTGACATGACCGGCGAGGATGTGTTCGAAGCCCGCGCCACGCTAGGCCAGATGTGGGGACTAGGCCGTCCGCTTGGCCCGAATGAATTGGCCCATGCGCTGAACCTATCGCCCAAAACCGGTGGCTCGACCGTGCTCGCGTGGGAAAGCGGGGCACGGCCGATATCGGGTCCGGCCACGGTAGCGATTGCCGCGATGCTCGCGGGTTATCGCCCGCCGGGAACGTGAGCGAACAACCCTTTGGCACGATCCGACACGGGCTAACTATTCCCAACTCTCCGCAACTTCCCGCAAGAGCCCGCAGCAAGAGCCCTTCCCATGACCCGCCGCAAGCCCATCATCGCCTACGTCCGCGTCTCGACCCAGAAACAGGGCAACTCCGGCCTAGGTCTGGAGGCCCAGCAAAGCGCGATCGCGCGCTACTGTGCGGCGGAGGGCTACAAGGCGGTCGAAGCCTACATTGAGATCGAGACCGCCAAGGGTGCCGACGCGCTGGAACGGCGGCCGCAACTGCGCGCCGCCCTCGACCGTGCCGCTGCCTACCGTTGCCCGATCGTGGTGGCGAAGCTCGACCGGCTGTCCCGCGACGTGCATTTCATTTCCGGACTCATGGCCAAGGGCGTGCCCTTTGTCTGCGTGGAACACCCGCGCGCCGATCCGTTCATGCTGCACATCTACGCCGCCGTGGCCCAGGAAGAGCGGACCAAGATTTCAGAGCGCACCAAGGCCGCACTGCAGGCCGCCAAGGCCCGCGGCGTCAAGCTGGGCAGTCCGGTCGCCACCCGCGCGCCATTCAGCCCTGCGGCCCGCCAGATGGCCAGCGCGGCCCATGTACGCAATGCCAACGAACGCGCGCGCCAGATGGCCGGTATCCTGGCCGAGTTTGGTGGGCAGAGCGCCAACGCAACGGCCCGGGAGCTCAATGAGCGCCACCTGCCATCGCCCCGCGGTGGCCAATGGACTGCCCGCGCGGTCATCAATGCCCGGGCGAGGCTGGTTCAAACGTCCGTTTGAAAGTTGCCGCGGCCCCGGCCAGTTGTTAAATTACAAGACAGCGAAAGGTAAGCCTATGGCAGTCATGTTGGAAGCCCTCTACGACGCCCTGCGCGCGGCCGATGTCCCGGACGACAAAGCCCGGGCTGCCGCCAAAGAGGTGGCCGAATTCAAGAACGAATTATCCGAAATCAAATCAACCCAACGCCTGCACACCTGGATCCTGACCGCCAATTCCGCGGGCATCCTGGCGCTGCTTGGGCTGGCGATGCGGGTGGGGCATTAGCGTCCATGACGCCGATCACACTGGAGACGCTCCACGCTGATTTGGTTGCGCTGCGAACGGAGCTGCGAACGGACATCATCCGGCTTGAAGCGAAGATCGACAGCAAGCCGTCGCTGATGGCCATGTTCACTGGCATCGTGGTTGTCGTGTTTGGCATGGCGGGCGTGATCGCCTCGACTGTGGCCACGCTGAGTTCGCTCCATCTCTTGAGGTAAGCCAATGACCATGGACGTTCTTCGGGGCGGGCGCGGCCCTGATGAAGATATTCGGAGGCTGACATGACTGACGATGACGTAAACCTCTTCCGCGAGATCATTCGCGAGGAGCTCAAGACTCAGCTCGCGCCGCTCCTCCCGATGCTCGA